CACCTAAAGGAGAAAATAATGAGAGACCTTTTCGACAATATGAAAGATTCGATGGACAGATTCTTTGGTACTGAACCATTTAAGCTACATCGTAAAGATAGCCCAGAAACCTCAAAAGAAGCAGCGCAGACAGTTGATAGCACCAAGCTAGAACAAATCGTCTACGAGGCTATTAAGGGCTTTCCTGATGGGTGTATTTCAGATGAAGTGCTAGATGCACTACCAGAGCATCGGTATTCATCAGTAACCCCTCGCTATCGTGCTTTGCTAGACAAAGGCTTTATTGAGATTACTGGAACTAGATTAGGACGCTCTGGCAAAAAACAGAGAGTTATGAAAGTTAAGCAATAATGTCCAAGGCATGATTGATGTGTTTGATTCTGTCATCCAGACCAATCGTGCCTCCATTTATCTTTTTAGTCATCATTAAGAAGTCACGGCTATCAGCATACTGATTTAGCTTGTGTGTTTGCCAGAACCAACCTGCTGTCATTGCAGCGTACTTAGGTGTTCTGACTAACTCTGGTTGCATTACAAAGTCTTCACCCAAGGCTTGCCCTGCATGGAAGAAGTTGCTATGACCAGTTAGCTGGAGAAATCCAGAGCCACGGAAACGAAATCCATCCCCAGACGCTTCATCCCTGTTTCCCATACGATTGCCATAGATTCTGTTAGCAATGCGCTGTGGTTGCTTCTCGTAGGCAGCAGCTTCCTCTGGCGTAAAACCCCATGCTCTTTTTGGTGTTCTAGGAAATAACTTTAAAAGCGTAGCAGCACGATAGTTTAAGTTTTCTTCCATGATGCGAAAGTTTCCACACTCATGCCCACATTGACCAATCCAACTTGCTTGCTGGACAGGTGTGCTAATTCCGAATCTATCAAATGTTTCATTAAACGCATCTGCTAAAGATGGGTCTATGTGCATCTTTTTAAGTTGGTCAGGGCTTACCATTTAAGAGATTCCTTACTTCGTTGTATGAGTCCACACAAGCATTGAGTGCAGCAGTATTCCTATCACCTTGGGCAACTATTTCGGCAATGGCTTCGATGGTTGCTCTTTCGGCATCAGAAGCTGTGTCAGTCGGTCTGTCAGGTTCACTGGTTGCTTTTGTATCTGAGGAGGCAACGGGGGTACTTGTGGGGGCTTGTACGTTACTGGAGGGGCAGAGGCGCAGCTTGCCAGCACGATTGGCAACAGCAAGGGCAGTAGTCTTTTGATTGATAGCATTGGTAGCCTCCTGTAATTTGGCAGATTGTTGGTTAAGTTTCTCACCCATGTTTTGCTCTATCTGACGAGCCTCCTCGTTCTTTTTGGCAATGGCAATCTTCATATCACCATCACGCTCTAGCCATCCATAATGGTGTCCCACTCGATATGTACCAAAGAGAGATACCAGAACACCAACGATAAGCCACGGGAGGGGTATAGGTAACATCAGTCAGCCTCTTTTCTTGCTTGTGAAATTTCTTCACGCTCTTGGTCATCCTCAAGATGCTCTGGAGGAGTAGTCGGAGGAGGAGGGGGAGTCCACGATTCATCTAGTTCTGGATTCTTCCAAACAGGCATAGCCCCGAATGGTTGACTAGGTAAACCATACGCAGATTGTGGAGGCGCATAGGACGAGTTAAAACCGCCTATAGAGCCTTGATAACCCATCGGTTGACACATTGGTTGTGTCGGAGGGTTAAACATCTTAGAAGCTGCACCCGCTGCTCTCTTGGTCATCACACCACCAATACCGCCTACGATAAGCAGAACAATGTCGTTCAGCATCTTAGTATAGGCTTGGTCAATCGGGGCCATGCTCTTAATTGGCTGCGTTACAAAAGTAACAGAATAGAGCAAAGCAATCACGATAAAGCACAGGATACAGGTCACCACAATGACCACAAAACCCCACACCCTAACCTCAAATTCTTCAGTTGTTAGGTTTGGTTTCTGTGACATCATTGATTTTTTTCTCCAAGATTGGTGCAACTAAGTATTCTGGACATTGTTGGGTAAATAAGCATTTAGGCTTCTGACATTCTTCTGCATGAAAGTTGTCAGGATTCTGGCACTTGTATCTATATCTATCTTCACACCCAACTAGCAGTAATAGAAGTAGTAGATATTTCATTTACCAAGTCCAACCTTTCCAAGTAGGAGATTAACTATCTTGTCTGACAAATCGTCAGGTAAGAACTTTAGAAAACCTAAGAAATACAAAGCCACACATCCATAAACAAATATTTTTAGGGCTAGGTCAAAGGTCTTTTGATATTCGTTCACGATGTTCTCTCATCATTCACCTACCACACCTTTTAGTGGTTTGGCAAAAGTCCATCAACTCACTGATACCAATAAACACTAACAAACATACAAAAGCCACGCCACCAATGATGATTGCTAACTGTTGCATTTCTTCTTCTTCTTCTTTGGCTTTTTTCTCTGCCTTTGCTAAAGACCTTAGTTCTCTAGCATCATCTATGTCCATCTGGTCTTGACGGGCTTTAATCTTATTCCAAACGTCAATCTTGCCTGTTGTCATAAACAACATTTTTAATTCTTCTTCAAAGGCTCTGGCTTGCTCTAGTGCCATCTCAATCTGGAGAGCAGTCCCCATGTTTGAGCCTTTGTTTTTCTTAGCATCAATCAATGCTTTAGTAGCGGTACTCTTGGCATCAAACATCTTGCCAATCATCGGGGCAAGAGAGCCTAAGTCATTGGCTACCTTACTAGCCTTCTTGACCATGCTAATAGCGTTTTGTATCCCTGCAAGGGCTGTTAGAGGGTCTATCATCTCTTGTCTACCTTTTGCCACTCAAGGCATACTACTTTGCGGTTATACACATCTCCTGTCCATGCCCACCGCACACAACGATATTCAGTTTTCTCTTTACTAGATGCCACCAATGTAAACAATATTGATGACATCAACAACCATTTCACGGCATTGCCCAAAGAATAATATGGATACAAAACATGACAAAACAAAACATAAAGGCTAGAGCAACAAGAGTCTCTAGCCAATCCATTACTTTTTAATCCATGTCTGCCAGATAGCACCCGCAGCAATGACTAACCCACCTATCCACAAAACAGGTTGGGCAATAGATGCAATCCAGTTAAGAACCTTTACAGCACCATTGGCAGCCTTTATAGCCTCTACAAGACCTTTGGTGTTCTGGTCAATGGTATCTACCTTAGTCTCAACTGCAAGCAGTCTTTCGTAGATTTGTTCGTGGGTGACTTCTTGTGTCATGGTGCATCAGGCCAAGTTATTGTCCAAGGGAATCCAGCTTGTGTAGGAACATCTCTCAATGCTTGGCAGTAGTCTTTCCATGCCTGTGATGGAGTCATATCGCTACGAAATCTCCAATCAGTTTCCGATAGTTTATCATCACGGGTCTGACGCACAGACTTAGCCTGTTCAGCATCCTTAGTAGCCTTGTAAGCCACTTCATGCTCTGCGGCTGTGGTAGTTACGCCTTCGACAGTAGTATCTGTAAACACAGGGCCAAGGATATATTTGGTGTACCACTTGCCATCAATCTGCTCAACACCAGAGGCTTGAGAATATTGATAAACAGTACCGCCAGTAGCTTGTGGGCCTTCAAAGACTACATCAGCACCCAAAGCAGTTAAGACTTCGGTTGTTGTTATGTCCCATGATGGGCCACCATTGGCTTGTTGATATGCACGAAACTCTGCTTCGTACATTACTTGTCCTGATTGTGTTCTGATTTGCATTATTTGCTCCTACAATTGTTTCCATGCCAGCGTAAATGGTTTCCTTTTGAGGCTTCCTTACCGCAATGCTCACAAGCAATAGTAGGGAATTTCTTTCCTCTCATAGGGCTAATCTTGCCTTGCATAGGGTTTGGATTGTTTTCCCTATATTCAGCCATTTTGTCATGCCATGATTGAGGTCTTGCTTTACCAATCCTTTTATCTGACATTTTCTTTTTGGTTTCATCATTAGCTTTTAAACCAGTTTTACCTACTGCAATATTTTGCTTATGTTGCTCAGAAAATTCACGACCTTTAAAAGCAACGCTTAATTTCTTTTTAGTTTCTTCTGACCTTGGGAAACAGCCTAATTTGTTGTTAGGAAGAAAACCACCAGCAGATAATTTGTGGTGATTAAACAGTCTTTCATTACCCCAAACAGTCTCAAGAATAAAGCCTTCTAATTCTTCTAACTTATCTGGAGTTTCTTCCCAAATCATTTTGAACTCAAATGATTGCTCACCATGTTTATTCCATGAATGTTGCAAACGCTTGTTAACGTGAACACCACGTTTTAATTGATGCTTGTGATGGCTCAACCTATCCGCTACATCAACAGAGCGACCGAAATATATGCCATTACTGACAGTATTTTTAATGTGATAGATTCCGCTTTTCATGTCTAGGCCACAGCAAAAAAGATGAACGAACCGCCATTTTCGTTGATTTCTGAGGGGGCTGTTGAACTAATTTCAAAACCTGCCGAGTAAGTATCAATGTAATCTGTATTGGTTACTTCAGCGGCAGTAGAGTTCAATAAAAGGTAAGGGTCATTTCCTGACACGATACCCCTAGCACTATCCCAGACATACCACGAACCTGTACCGCTTGTTTTCTTAATGAGGACGAATCTCGCACCTGCTGTAAAACCACAGTCAACTTGAAGCGTAGTTCCCGTACCTGTGTATGAGCCTACTTTGCTGACCCCTGCACACGTTGCAAATAGGTAGGCAACGTAGGTGTAACCAGAACCATTTGTATTAGTGCTAGTTCCTACACTGAAAACTGATGCCGTAGGTGCTGTGTCATTCCATAAGACTGGGCCAGCCGTTCCTCCTGCGGCGGTTGTATTCAATGCCATTGATTGATTTACACCATAATAAACTCGCCAATTTTCAGCCCCACCATTTCGTGACTTTACAATTATTAACTCAGGCACAGCAGCCAAGTTGTGCGTTACAGTCGTAGCACTTCCCGTCCCCGCATAGCAAACCACATCCATAAACGATGGCGCACGTTTAAAGAAATACCAGATATAAGTTCCTGGAGCGTAATTCATGTATCCAACACTTGAATCATTTCCAACTGAAATACCATCCATACCATAAGCAGTAACGTCAACTGCACCATCATTACGTTCTGCCGCTGTAGTCCATGACCTCAACGGCCTCCCAACCCCACGCAATTTATCACCAAAGCCACCCTGCTCACCACCACCGCCAGTTCTTGTTCCAGACACAAACAAATCTGGAGCAAATCCTACACCCGTCACAGTAGCATCTGCCCCTGTACCAGTTCGTAAAACAGGACTAAACACACTTGTACCCAGCGTAGGCACTTTCATCGGGCCTCTGCGAATTGCTATGTAGATGTAGGTTTCACCAGAAGGGTAATTAAATGCAGACGATGAATATGGGACACTAAAGCCAGTTGAATTTGGCGCAGGACCATCGGTAGATGATGATGCCGCTTCTGCG